CTAAGCACCGCCAAACTCGCAATGACCCTTATCTTTGGATGATGGGCCAGCGAATGAAGCAGGTCGTTGATGGTCTGCAGACTCGTGTGCAAATGCCTCTCCAGTCTATGGAGCTGTTTGATGGCAAGCTGACCATGGCTGCTTATGACGCCAAGCCAATTCTTGAAACCGATTACTTGGTGCCTGAGTCAACCAGCACATCTCCGTCTGACCTGTCCGCAACAGAAGATGACGGCGCCGGTTCACTGGCAGCTGACCAGTACTTCTACAACATCTCTTCCGTAACCGTTTACGGCGAGCAGATTGCAGGTACTGAGGCCAACGTAACTATGACTGGTGGTTCTGACGCTGTTGACTTGGCTTGGACTGCAGACAGCAACGCTGTTCTGTACTTGATTTGGCGTGGTCTGGCGACAGGTAACGCAAATCTCCAGCTTCTTGACATCATTCCTGCTTTGTCTTACGACTCTGCCGGAACAGTCAATGGTACCGTGACAGCCTACAAGGATACAGGGGCTAAGACTCCTGTTGCCGTTAAGCCGCTGAGCACTGGCGAACAGACCATTCTTCTTTTGAACCGCGACGCTCGCAAGGGTGTCAAGTTCCTAGGTAAAATTGATGATATGGGCCGTCAGGTTGACAGTCTGGTATCCTACGTGCCTCTAGCACGTGTGAAGGACACCTACGACTACATGCTTAAGGCGTACATGTCCTTGAAGATGCCTTATCCGAATCTTGTTGCTCAGATTCGTCACGCAAAACTGGCCTAGTCCAGTTAGTCGTAATATTCAGTGGCCCGGGTTTCTACCCGGGTCATTGTTTTTATTTACACTCGGGTACGATTGTAGTATTAGTAGTGAATCAGCTATAGGAAAAGGAGAAATAGAATGGAATTCCTACCAGAAATTGTCTTGACCGTGTTATCTGTAGTGCTTATCCCCATTATTGTACAGGGCATTAAGCTTTGGCGTGAAAAGCTGAATCCGGATATTGATTCTCAGAAGCAGGCGGTTACCGTCATCGCATTCGTACTGTCTATTGCTGCTGCTTTTATCTGGTCTGGTTCGGCCCTTCCAGAATTTTCAGGAGACCCTGTCGCGTATCTTCAAGCCCTACTACTAGTCGGTTCCGCCTTCTTTACTGCCGTAAAAGGCGTTTACGACTTCATTCTAGACGCTTTCTTTGAAAAGCTTGGCTGGGTTTAATAACTAAACTTCGGAGGTCGTCTTGGCTTGGACATTATGTAGCAAGCAAGATGTTGCTGTACTGCATCACATAGAAGTAACCTCTTTACAGGATGCTTGGAGCGAAATGGTAGAGGGGCTCATATCTGAGTATATGGGCTCCCCTGCTATTGTTCAGGATACCACCTATACAGAGACTTTTGACGGTGACGGAAAGGATATTATTACTGTCAGAAGGCCCCCAATAAAAACAGTAACTAGTGTTAGTTTCAGCGGTACCTCAATCTCTTCTGGAGATTATGAGGTTGGTGACACTATAATAAAACTGCTTTATTACGGTACTCCTGCTGGTTCAAGAAACGTAGAGGTCGTTTATGTGTCCGGCTATTCTGACGATGTTCCGGCCTCTGTTCGTCTAGCAGCTGCTGCCATGATTGCAGCAATCTCAAATCATTACGGAAGGTTTGGAGCAGATACCTCTTTAAAATGGGCTGATGTGCAGGATACCAGAACATCTAATACACCAACAAAAGCAGGGGGCCTAATTACCCATCTAGAGAGTATTATGAAATCCATAATACGCAGAAATAAGATTAGGGTTGGATAATGGCTGTAGGATTGGTAAGAGCAGTAGACAGTGTTAAAGAGACTTTGGTAAGTCACATACCTGAATTAAATGCGGCTCGTTGCGTTTATGGTGATTTGGATGCTCTTGTAGAGGCCATGGTTCCTCTTCCTACGGATGACGACACTAGGTATGGCTGTCTTTTGCAATTTGCTAATATTGAGCACGGACCAGCAGAACCGTTCAGTCAAGACATTTGGCAATATTATTTGTCAGGTATTTTAATGATTAGGCTAAAGAGTGTCGATGACATTGAGTCAGAAATGCTTGCAATAACTGACACATTACGTACTACGTTTTCAAGTAAGCCGAGAGGTTTGGCCGGTGATTTGGCGTTAGTCAGAATACTTAATATTGAACGTCCGATAACGTCGACTATAGTCGACACGCCTCATTATTTTTTGCCGTTTATGATAAGGATTTACGATAAATGATAGAAGACAGAAGATACGAGCGCGGTGTTTTTCCAGAACAAACACAAACTATTACAACACAACCGCTGTCTATAGGGGTTTTGATGGTAAAAAACCCAAGTACGCGGCAGGTTGCTGTCTTTGATGCGGTTAAAGTAATTGAAGATATAGAACTTCCGGAGAGAGTGAATCAGGCCATAGAACATCTTTTTAGAATGGTCAAACCCGGAGGAAAGTTCATCATTTCAGAAGAGTTGTGGGAAAGTGTGAAGTCCCAACCCTCATTAAGAGGTTTGTATTATAGTAACAAATTCGTCAAAGACGAGGGGTTTTTAACCTTTTTTGTTAATTGACGAGACAAAACAAGGAGACTTAAAATATGGCTGCTATTGTAGGAATTGATGCCGAAATTTTATATGTTTCTACCACAACTCTGGCTGGTGTAACTGCTGGTGAGATTATTGATGTTGAGGTTGCTTCCGGTGGTACCGGCTACTCAGTGTCCGATGTTCTCACCGTAGCTGGTGGGTCTGGCGGAACACTTACTGTTGATTCTGTATCTACCGGAGTAATTACCGCAGTTTCTGTAACAACTGGAGGTTCTGGTTATTCTGAAACTAAGGCCGCTACTGTAACTGGCGGCGCCGGTACCGGTGCAACTTTTGACTTGCTTACTAGTGAGTCTATTAACTTGCCAACGTGGAATTCTGGAACAGAAACATGGACTTTGTCGGTTAATAACTCAGCGTACTCATGGACTCAGTTTACTGAGAGAAACGAGGTTAGCATTAACATCTCTGTTGATGTTGCTGAGCACAAAGTATTCGTTACAAGTCTTGCTGAGGCTTGGGTTGAGAAGGCCCGTCTATATATGGACTGGTCCGGGTCTTTGGCAGGTTACTATGACGATGCTAGCGACGCTATCTTCACCACAATGAAGGCGGGGTCGGATATTTGGGTTCTTATTTATGACTCAAAACGTAACACTTCTAAGTACTGGTTGGGCAAGTGTTTGCTGACTTCTGTAGACCACTCTACCCCTAACGAAGACTTCTCTACTCTTGAGACAGATTTCGAAGGTACTGGAAAACTATATAGAACACAGCTGCCAGCATTTGCTTAAGCTGTCTGTTTATTAATAGCGCGTGAGTTGGCGCACCTTGAGAGCTTCTATCAGCGATGTGAGTAATGGAGGTACAAGGAAAAAATAAAATAGGAGAATAACAAAATGGCTGCAGTAGTTGGAATTGACGCTGATGTTCTTTTTGCTACAGTATCTACAGTAGGTGCAAATCCAATTGTACTTCCTACGTGGACTGCGGGAACAGAGACATGGAACCTCTCACCGGGTGCATTCTCGTGGACCCAAGTTACTGAAAGAAATGAATTCAGCATTAACATCAGTGTGGACGTCGCTGAGCATAAAGTGTTCGTTACTAGCCTAGCGGAAGCTTGGGTTGAAAAGGCGAGACTTTACATGGACTGGTCTGGTTCCCTAGCTGGGTACTATGACGACGCCGACGATACCATCTTCACTACAATGAAGGCGGGGGAGGAAGCTTGGTTCGTGTTCTTTGACTCAAAGCGCGACACATCCACATATTGGCTGGGTAAGGTGTTGTTGACTTCGGTTGACCACTCAACACCTAATGAGGACTTCTCTACGTTGGAAGTTGACTTTGAAGGTACCAGCAAACTGTACCGCTCAGAAGTACCTTCTTAGTGGTAGAGTAACCAATAAAACTACGGCGGCCAGCGAGAAACTGGCCGCTGTTTTTATATAGGAGAGAGAAATGTCTGAAAAGGCGCATATTATTGAAATTGGTGGAGAAGAATTCAATCTGTACAAGACTGGCGGAGACCAAGCAAGACAGATTACCAGAATTCTTAAGTGGCTTGGTAAGTACGCTACCCCGCTTATTGACGAGTTTAGCAATGAAGACGGTGCTATTGAGTTCGGCAGCATTTTTGACGTGCTGATTAAAATAGCAGAGGTGTTGGACGACGAGACCTTAATGGCTGCCTTTGATGTCGTAGTTGGTTGTAATCGTGACTTTACCAACGAGCACTTTGACATCAACACTTTGGCGGATGCTATTGAGGTGCTGCTTGAAAACGAGTCTTACCGAAAGGTAATAGAACGTTTTTTTGGCACACAGTCCTCCAATACAAACTTGGACCAGTCCTCCACCGACTTAGAGTAGAATACGGCTGGAGTGACGATTATATTCTAGACCAATTCATTATTTATGGAATGAGTTGGCTAGAGCAGAACTATAAACTATGTATGGAAGGCAAGCGCTTTGAATATGCGCTGCTTTCCTCAGTAATACCTTTGGCGCGCACTCCTATGGATAAGAAGGGTGCTAAGGCCATGGACAAGATGTCTAAGGAGTTGAGTAAGTATTTAACAAAGACTCTTACTCCTTGGGACAGTGGCCCGCTAAGTACTAAAGCGCGGGTAAATAAGTATGGCGGACGTGTGAAGTCTGGCGAAATTGCCGTTGTGTTGGGGCCCGGAGAAGGAGGTCTTGCGGACGTATTCAAAGACTCTAAAATAGTTAAGGCATAACCATGGCAAGTTCAAACAGTGCTAAAATAACAATTAATCTAAAGGTCGTTGTTGACCAAGCTGAGAAGGCTGCCAAGAATCTAGACAGTGTGGCTAACTCGCTTAATAAGGTTACCAGTAATTCCGGTAAAATAGGAGAGTTCGCTAATAAGGTACAGCAAGCCTCCAATGTTATTAAAGCTGGCACATCCATAATAAAAAAATACGCTGATGCTACTACAGAGGCCGGTAATGGACAGGAAGGCGCAGCCGAGGGCGCGCAAGCTTTAGTAAAAGCTCTTTCTGACATTGCCGGTAAAGGTAGTGGTTTAGGAAAAGCACTAGGTAGTATTGTTCAAAAGGGTGGTGGTCTTACTGAGATGCTTAACTCTGCTGCTGGTGCTGCTGGTGGTGGCGGCGGAGGTGGCGCAGCTGCTGGTGGCGGCGGAGGTGGTGGTTTAGCCGGTGGTTTGGCGGCTATCAGCGCTGCAATTGTACCGCTGCTTCCCGTTATAGTGGCCTTGGCGGCGGTAATAGGAGCTCTTATAGGTCTTGTCATAGGCCTTAAGGTTGCATTAAAAGTACTAAAAGTAGCTGTAAATTTGCTTATAGTTGTTGTAAACAAATGGAAAGAACAACTTGAGCAGATGAAGCAGAGTCTCGTAGAGCTTAGACAAGCTCTTGGAAGAGGCGTAGACGGTTTACGTCAGTTTACGCAGGGTCTGTTGTCTGTTGGCCGTGCTATTACGTTCTTCATTTCTATCCCATTAACTGCATTTATCAAAGAGGCAGCTCAAGCCGCTATTGAGTTTGAGCAGCAGATGTCCCGTGTTCAAAAGGTTCTTGGAGTAACCGCCTCTCAGTTAGGGCCGTTAAAGAACTTTATATTAGACTTAGCTAACGTTTCTTCTGTAAGTATCGATACGTTGTCTAAGTTTGCCGAGCAGCTAGCGCAGTTGGGTGTTAAAAGCCCAGACAGGATGAAGGAACTCATTACAATTTTTGAGGTCTTCTCTGTATCTGCTGACATTTCTTCTGACTCCATTGCCTTTTCAATGGGTAAGATTGCTCGCGCGTTTAACCAAGACCTCAATACACAACAAGCCTCCGGTTTTGTTCTCGGGCTTGCCTCTGCGCTGAACGAGCTTGAAAACAATGCGGCTGTTACGGCAGCCAGCCTGCTTACCACTATGGGAGACATAGGTTCCGAAGCAGCTATTCTTGAAATCCATCCAGCAGTTATTGCTTCTTGGGCTACACTTGCACAGGAACAGAATATGTCAGCCAACGAAGCAGGCACAGCTATTAAGCGCTTGCTTACTGGTATGATTGAGTACGATGAGCAGATTCTTGAAGTTGCTGACTCGGTCGGTTTGTGGGGCTCTAGGCAGGAATACCTAACCGCACTTAATGACGACTTTGCAGGCACTGTTTATGATTTAGCTTCTGGTCTGGCTGATATGGATAGCGGAGTGTCTCAGATTGGTTATTCTTATGAGGCTCTTGAAAAGCGCGGTGGTGCTTTCCTTGCTAAGTTGGTACAGGCGGTTAAGGATGGAGAGTTAAGCCAAGACCGTTACAACGAAGTCATAAGCATTGCTATGGATGCTTGGACAGACTACTCCGGTTTGTTGGCTGAGTTCAACATTATGCAAGAGAATACAGCAGCTGGAATGCAGAAAGTTAAAAACAGTCTGCAGGTACTGTCCGTTACCATCGGTGATAGCGTGCTTCCTGCTGTCCAACAGTTCTTGAATATAATAGGACCCGGGATTAAGGTTTTGGCTGAGGCCTTTGCAGGGCTTAGTGACAAAACTAAGAT